CGAACCGGTCCTGGAAGAGTTGAAACTCCTCCTTTCATTCATACACCCTAGGTATCTCATTAGGAGAGTACTATGGTCCATTTGGATGCCATTTGGGGTTGCCCGAGAACAGCAATGATCAACGGCAAACCAATTGCGGTTCCGTTTGGAGTTTCACTGCCATCCAGGCTTGTTGACTTTATCCCACGCTGGTTGAAGAATTCCGGCGGTGAGTGGACGGCCGAAAGGGTGAAAGCCCTGAAGGTTTGGGCATTACATGTCCTTGCCGGCGACCGAACCTACACCTGTCCGTGGTTCGCTAAAACCCGCTATCGGGGGTATTCTATCCCTAAGTTAGCTATATTTCAATACCTTATAGAGCATCTCCACAACCTGACGGAAGTGGTAAAGGTTCTAACTGTACTGAATAGTTATAAGCTAGGTACTTGGGGTACGCCATCCCTTTCGTCTATCATGGAAATTAAGCCATCAGCTCCCAGCGGCCGTTATATCCCCTTTCTCAGGAAATATGTAGATCTGCCTAGGGTGCCTCAATATGCTTTAGAGGTTACCGAAGCAGTACATACTTTCAAGAGTTGGTGCGATGATTTCGGCAGGACTCATCCAGGTCCCTATGGTCTGTACGATGACAGCTTTCCAGCTGAAATTGCACTTCTATATGAGGACATGAATACTGATCCATTATGCATGGGACGGTTGTTGGCTATTCCGGATAAGGGAAAGTATCGGACAATTCTAGTAGGGAACCGCAGTGTCCAACTCCAGACCAAGAAATTGGCGGACTGGCTTCGTGGGTTCCTCTGGAGACAACCTGAAGTAGCTTCCGGTGATCAGAAGAAGTTTTCCCGATTCATATTAGATTCCTTTGGAAAGAATCGATATATGATGTCAGTGGACCTTTCTAATGCAACCGATCGGCTGTCAGTCGACCTCCAGATAAATCTACTTACCTCGATGGGCGTCCCTAGGAGTTTCTTCCGATTCTTGAGACTACCCTTCTTTTACGATCCCAAGACATTTGGGGCCGGGGAAGGGGAGCTAAGAGAAGGTCGTTACTCGAATGGACAACCGATGGGGCTATTTGTCTCTTTCCCGATGTTTGAGCTTGCCCACTGGGTCATACTCAAATTCAGCACCGCTGTAAGCAAAGCGGAATTCTGTATTTGTGGTGATGATGTGGTCATAGCTTGTGATAGGGAGGACGCCGATACCATTTATTCAAGGTATAAAAACCTGATTGAGCGGTTTGGCGGAGAGATATCCTCAGCGAAAACGGTGAAATCAGAGCGTTTTGCTGAAGGTGTGGGAGCCATCTTTCTAAAAGGGATCCAAAAAGAGATACGGATTCCGAGTGGAAAACTCTCGTACCTTGAGGCCTGTACTCCGGGCACCTGGCTCTATGGAGAGATCAAGAAAGAATCCCCTGTAGGCCGAGCTATCTTCAATTCCTGGTTGATGACCAAGGAATATAAAGAATATAGTGAGGAACACAGAAGGGCTCTGAATGAATTTCTTTTGTTAAAAGATCTAGATGACTGGAGACGTGATGCTCTGTCGTACCTAGCCTCTCACGAAGTGTACCCCCAACGGTGGTACAGTTGGGAGGACCCGCC